CAAAAAAAATGAGAGACGAAGAAAAACGTGTCATTGATAAAGGTAGAAATAGACTTTCAAATATGGTCCTCGATGCCAAAATGGAAAATAATTTCATGAATAAAATTACTACTATTAAAACTCTTACAAATCTTAAAAATGTCGAAAATCAAATCGTTTCAGCTATAGATTCTAAAAGAAATGCCAACAAGGCGGAGATCAGTAAATACATGAAAAATTTGGGTCTCAATAATCAGGATATTCGGATAGTATTGAGTCGTAATCTAAGTGTGAATAGCAGTCGGAAGGAGGCTAATACAATTCTCAAAGAAAAAAAGAGACTGAAACTTACGAAACTTCTTGATGAAAAGAAGATTCCAGTCGCTAATCGAAAACAATTTTACAATAAGATTGACCAAGCTAACATCGAGTCTGTCATAAATGACTACATTAAAAACAAAAGTCGTGAAACGACCAACGATATCACAAAAACATTGAATACATACAATCTCAAAAATGAAGACAGGCAGTCAATTTTAAACGAATGGAATCGGAATCGAAACATGACCCTCGGGCAAGCAAAAAATCAGGCATCCAGACGCGCGGCGGAGTTTAAAAAGGAGAAGGAAACGGCTCTCCGATTATACATGAAGAATGAACTCAAACTTAATCCAGCTGACACCGAAACAGTTATGGAAAGTTTCGAACTCAATTCCCGAAACATGGGTGCTTTGAGAACTAAAGCTATGAATCTCCTAAAACTTTCAGATGAAAAGAGTCGTATAGCCGAACGTATTAGAAAGGCTCGTGAAGATAACAAAATAAATGTGAAATTTAAAACGAATATCAAAAATATGAAAAATGTAAAAAAATTCAACAATAAAATTGATCAAGTGTATATCGGTAAAGCTAAAAAGACTCTAGCTCGTCGCGCCCTTAATCACAACGTTACCATTTCCGAAGAACTCAATCAAATTAAGACTATAAATGATATACAAAAAGTTGAAGAATTAGTTGATAAAATAATCGATGGTAAAAAGGAGAAAGACCGTAAAGAACTCGAAAATGTTATCAAAAATCTTAAAAAAGAAGAACAAAATAGAATACTACAGAAATTCAAAGCACAAAATAACACTCTCGGAAATCTCTTACAAAATGCACAAAAACTAAGAAATGATTTTGTGGCTGAACAAGAAAAGGTAAAGAAGATTGTACGTAATAGTGTCCCGGGTGTTACTGGTCAGTATAGACGGGGTTGGGAAGGCGCTATCAACAAAGCTCGTACTTCCAAAGAACTCAAGGACATTCAAGATCTTCTCACCAATAAGGTATCGCTTCGTAATCAAATTGAACAGAGTAATCTTGGTGAAAAGCGGGGACACCTGATGCGTGTCATGAATATGAAGAATGATGTCAATAGACGACGACGCATTTTTGAACAACAGTTAAAAAAGTCAATCTACGAGAGTAACGAGGAAAATAACAATAAATTCAAAACGAAAATATACAACAATCCCATGGCTGCCCCGACCATGATAAACAACCCTATATATGCAAATAATTTGAATGCTGAAAAGAATCGTTTAAAGAATTTGGTGAAAAAATCAAAATTAAATACAAATCCATTTTGGGCTATTGAAATAAACGCCTTGACAAATGTCAATAAAGGTAAAAATATTGAGAAAAAGATCAAGAAGCCAATCTACGAGAGTAACGAGGAAAATAACAATAAATTCAAAACGAAAATATACAACAATCCCATGTTTTCAGCCAAAAACAATGTGAAGAGGGCAACCTTAACCAATAAATCAAGTTATCAGGCTAAGATTAATAGTCAATACTTCAAGTTACCAAGGAACCGAAAAAAGGTATATACTAGTCGGATTCAAAAGGCGACAACTTTGGGTCAGGTTCTGAAAGCCTATAATAATGCCGAGAAAGAACGTACGGCTAATTTAAAGAAATAAACCTCCTTTACTATAATGGAAAACTGTGACGTATGTTGTGAAAAAATCAACAAGATAAATCACAAAAAAGTTAAGTGTCCTTTTTGTGATTTAACAAGTTGTAGAACCTGTTCCCAGAGATATATTTTATCGTGTTTTCAAGATCCCCACTGCATGGGATGTAAAACCCTATGGAATCGTGAATTTGTAGATTCCTTCTGTACCAAGTATTTTAGAAATACTGAGTTGAAACGACACAGAGAAAATGTACTCTTTGAACGAGAAAAATCTCTAATGCCGGAGACACAACCGGAGGTTGAAAGAATTATACAGATGCGGAGACTCCGGAAAGTTATTCGTAATCAAAAGGAAAAACTCATCGAACTTCACCATAAATATAATACGTTTGAGTTGGAGGATACACAATCGTTAAACCCCGAAATAACAACACTTTACGAAGAAATGGAAGCTACATACAGACAATTGGAACAAGTTAGAACTCGTTCGACATTTGTTGAACGGGGTGCGCAAAAATTTGTGCGTCAGTGTCCAGTTGAAGAATGTAAGGGGTTTCTTAGTGAAAATTGGTACTGTGGATTATGTGAAAAGCACTACTGTAAAAAATGTAATGAAATGCTCACCCATGATCATATATGTGACCCCCAAACTGTAGAAACCATGAAACTTCTCAATAAAGATAGTAAATCATGTCCAAAATGTGGAACGGTGATCCATAAGTCGAGTGGATGCGCACAAATGTGGTGCATCAGTTGCCACACCGCGTTTAATTGGAGAACTGGTGAAATTGAAACTGGTCGAATACACAACCCACACTTCATAGAATTTAGGAATAAGACGATGACGTCTAGGGAACATGGGGATATTCCATGTGGTGGAGTACCCACGTTCAGGGAACTTCGAGAAATTGGAGCCACGGAAGATATTATTCAGTATGGAATGATTGTGCATCAAATGGACCGCGAAAATATGTACATTGATAGACGACCTATAGATAACACACACATTCGTGTGGCTTACATGCTCAATGATATAGACGAAGATGAATTCAAAAACTTTTTACAACGCCAAGAAAAATACAAAGATAAGAGTCGAGATCTTTCAAATATTTTTGAGATGGTGGCAAATACCGGTGGGGACCTTCTCCGACAGTATGTAATTGAACCAGAAAAACATGACGAAATCATACATTTATTACGAAAAATTGTGGATTATACGAATGAAGTATTTGAAACAATTCGAAAAAGATATAATTGTAGATTACCTCGAAATATTAATCTATAATTACATTAAGATGATACTCTTATTCTTTTTAATAATCTTGGTCGTTTATTTACTACCAGTGTATCAAGAACCAAGGGTCTTCCATGACTTTTTGACACCGGAGGAGAGGATATATATCATAAAAAAAGCTGAAGAGAATCTCGAACCATCGACAGTTTCCCAAAAAGGTAGAGTACTGGAATCTGCCCGTAAGAGCGAGACTGCATGGCTTGATATTGGTGATCCGACCATCGAGACAATTGTCATGCGATGCCTTCAACATATCGACCGACCTATACGAAATTGTGAGAAACTTCAGGTTCTCAGATACAAACCGGGTGGGTACTACAAACCACACCAAGATGTATTGGTTGGCGTAGAGAATCCTCGATTATATACCTTTATTTTAGCCCTCAACGATGACTACGAGGGTGGTGAAACAAATTTCCCAAACATAGGGAGAGAATACAAACTCAAAGCGGGTGATGCACTCTTCTTCGACACCCTGGACAATTATGAGTTGGGGACGTCCAAAGCTTTACACGGTGGGAAACCTGTAAAGTCTGGTGAAAAATGGATTTGTAATTTATGGGTGAGAAAGTTTCCCGTGTGATATATTTTTGAACATTTTTACATACTCCGGTACCATCCAGGTAGTAAGTATGCCAGCTAAAGTCATGAATGAATGAAAGGGTGACATATTACAAACGTATAAAATTATAACTGATGCTTGACCTTCTCCCGGTTCGCCATGTGGAGGGCCTCGACGTCCGCCTTGTTTTGTCCTACGTAGGGAACAGCGTACCCCTCCTCACACATCCACTTATTGACATTGGTCCACTGTCCATCCTCTGACACCCAAATCTCCGCGAGGACCCGTCCAAACTTCCCCCTAGAATCCGCCTCTGGGCATCTGAGTTCGATCTCTATGTCGTCCTTCTCAGATGCGACAGCCTTTAGGCACCATTCCTTCAACTTCTTCTTGGAGAGGAGACCGAACTTCTTCTCTTCAGCGTCAGATGTGCGAGACTCTGGGGTATCGATACCTAGGAGCCGAACACGCTGCTTGGTACATACATCGAAGCCCAGGTCTATATTGACATCGATGGTGTCACCATCGACGACCTTCTCTAGGGAGGAGACGCGGTATTTGAAGGTGCAAGGTTCGACGTTGTAGGACATTTATTACAAGCTTAGAAAATATCTAGTATAGGTCACTATGAAATGCCTCGCCACCTTTTCTGAAAACCAGAGTCTCCACAAGATGAAGTTGAGGAAGATTCAGGTTAGAACCCTAAATGGGCTATACCACCGACCACGGCTTATTCGTCCGGAGGACGCGCCACCGGATAATCCGAGACTTCGTCTACGGTTCAAGGAAGCCATAGAAGAAGCACAGGAGATTTGTGAGTTGGATGTCAACTCTCTGGAGTGTCACCTCGCTTGGTACGAGGTGGATGAGTTGGAGGACTCACTCATGCGTCGATGATAACCATTGGTGGTTCATCCTCATAGCCATAGTAGTGGATGGAGATTCCATATAAGTTCATCATGCGGGGATACAACTCCTGATTGATGAACATTTTCCAGTGAGGCAAAGTTGTCAAAAAATATTCACACCTATCTTCTCCAAACCCGCGTTCGTAAAGAAAGTCCTCGTATCGTATAGTCTTCATCTCAGAAGTGATACTTATTGGTAAGGCACATGTGTTCATCTCTACAGCTTTTAGGACATCTATGATGTAGTATCCATGTGCGTCACAAATGAAATTGATTTTCATTTCTGGGTACCCTTTGATGTAGGCTTCAAAGTCAGAATTACTGGGAAGGGTGGTGAAGATGCTCCATTTTTCACACCCCATATTTGGGCGCGAGAATATACCCGGGTGGGTGTGATAAGTGAACGTTGAATTCGAATACCATTCGGGCTCTAGGACACTACTATCTATACGAGCTCTTTCTTTTGATGTTACCTGGGTGAAACCTGTATAGGTGTGGGTATCATCAAAAAGTAATCTCCCCCCGTACTCCCATTTTTGTTTAGTGGAAAGTCTGCTCACCTTCTTTAGGTCTTTCACAAGTTGGGTGGGAAGTTGAACGAGGCGGAGGCTCATTCATACTTATATTTACGAATTTATATTCATAGAGGTGGGTCTTGATCTTCTTTGAGTCCCCACAGTTTGAGTCACGTTTTTGGTGACTATTCTACCAACGTTTTGGGGAGCAAAGTTGAGATAAAACTTTCGCATAGCTGTTATATTCATGGCTGCGAGTTCTGTAATTTGGTTTATATTGCCCTGACCACTCAACAAGTATGGAATCATATCCATGAAAGTCACGTAAAACGTTGTACATACCCCTCGGTTATTTTCCGCTTGGAGATTTGGTCCATTATAATAACGAATTGTAAAACCACCACCCCACATGTTCTGTATGATGGGAATGATTTCCCTGCGGAGTGCGATCCCCCATTCAGAATTGGGCGAGTCCCGACCGTGTGGATCAAAGGCCCAAATTTTCTTCTGGATTGGGTTGACGAGAATACTGACTGTATGACCATTTCCAGATTCATTGGTTATGCCGACCATAAAAAAGTGAACGTTAGGTGATGCATTAATTCTGGAGTTTATGTTTGGTCTCCCCAGTGCTATTTTAACCTTATCAATATTTTTCACTATACCATATTTCTTTGTTGGTATGACGTAGTTAAAAAATGCTGAAACGTAGCCCATATTATCGAAGCGATCTTTCGCCCTCTTCAGATAACGGGGTATACCCGCGTATCCACATGACATACCATCACCAATTACGAGTGGTGGAATGTCAACTTCACGCGGTCTAGATTTTAGAATTTTCTCATTGTTGCTATTGTTGTTATTGTTTCGAGCCCGCTTGACCATCTTAAAGTATATAGAGAATTATTTTGAAAATTATTTAATGAATATAGAGGACTTTGCTCGGGAGATATATTCTGACCTGGGTCCGGGGTACAGTGAGAGAGTATATCACGATGCTATGGAAGTTTTACTTAGGGAGAGGGGGATACCCTACGAGTCCGAGAGGGTTGTACTGATTAAGTTTAAGGGTCACGTGATTGGAAATTTGAGGATAGATATGATCATTGACAACACGACTATTATAGAATTCAAAATCATCAAGTCTCTAAATGAAGCGGCGGAGTGCCAGGCCAGAAACTATCTTCATCTGACTGGTCTGAAGACGGCGTACCTGGTAAATTATCCACCGTGTCGGGAACGTGAGGCGGAGATTCGAAAGATTGAAGTAGGACCA